GCGTTTATGTTTGTAGCTAAAGCATCCATCTTTTCGTTAGCTGCAGGATCATCTGGATTTCTTTTCTCTAATTCGTCAGCAAGTGCTTGAATTTCTAATTTTTGGTTTCCTTGAAAAGTAGCGTCATCACCAAAAATACCACCAAGTCCCGTTGACATCTGATCTGCTAGGGTGCCAATTTTTACGCCAGCACTTTGTAAGCTCTTTATAAATCCATCTGCTTCGTTAGATAGCATATTATAAAAATCATTTGTTGCTGTTTTTTGTACTGCAATAGCTGTATCCATTAGTGCTTCTTCAGCTCTTAGCATTGCTTGTGTTAAGGCTTTGCCACCTTCTGTAGCATTTTCTTTAAGAGTGTCTTGGTCTTCTCTTGCTGCTGCAATTCTTTCTTCTGCTAGTTTTTTTGCTTCTTCTACAGTAATTTGTCTGCCTTCTGCAGCCGCTTCACGTTGTATTGCTATTACACCAAATTGTGCTTCACCCATTAATGATAGTGTTCTTGATGCTGCGGCACTTGCACTATTAAGATCACCTAGTGATGCTATTGCTAAGAAACTAGGATCACTAACTGTTTTTGCTGCAACTCCTGATATCTGATCGGTTTGTTTATTAAATTCAGCTAGTCCTGATGCACCGCCTTCGAGATTAGTTGTCATGTTTTCAAAAAGTTGAACCATATCGCCTGACATACCTGCAACCATTGCTTGATCTTTGCTAGGAAATCCTCTTATTAAATAATCTTTTAACAAGTCGCCAAAACCAGCAGCATCTGCTTGGGCCATAGCTTTTTCTATTGCCGCCATTTGTTCAGGTGTTTTTTGTAGCATCATAGCTCTATAATCACCTTCACGTTGTCTAGCGGCCATTTCTGCTTGTAGTTCGTCTGCCTGCTTACCTGTAAGTTTTGCTATAATTTGTAATTCTTCTGCAAATTCAGCTGCTGATGCATTTCTTTGAGCGGCTGATCTTTGATCTACTCTTCCTGTAAATGCACTTATACGAGCATTCATCATTAAGTTGTCATTAATTTCTTCAAAACTCATTCCAAGATTTCTTAATCCTTGGCTTAGTCGTTTATCTTGATAAAATGCTGCTGTTGCATCTAAAAATGCGTTGCCACCTGATTCAACAGTGCTGCCAAACTTGCCCATTGAAGCACCAAGCATAGCAAATGATTGACTGTTTGATGATGTAAAACTTTGTAGTTGATCAAGTGTCATACCAGCGGCGGTAGCACTTTGTACCATATCTTGTAGATTACCGTCAAAGGTCATTCCGCTCGATGATAATGCTTGGAATGCTTGAGTTTGCTTACTTAAAACACCAAGCATTGCTTTAAGCCCAGGGCCTAACGCAGGAACAACTTCAGCTAGTTTGCCAAAATCGTCTAATCCAGGTTTAGTTAAAGCTAGGGTAGCTGAAAACGTTGCTAATCCTTGAGTACTTTTCAGAAGAGTTTTAGCCAGGGTTTCGTATTGATCTGCTACTTTTTTTTCATCTTCAGCCATTTACTAAATCTCCAAGATTTTAAGGTCATAAATATAATTGTATATAATGTATTTATGTAAGGACAATGTATGAACTTTGAAAACAGTCCGCTGAATAAAATAAAACGTGAGCCTAAACTGTATGTTGATTTGCCTAGCGGAGGCAACTATTACGCACCAGGTTTACTATCGAAAGCAAATGAATTAGCAGTCTATAGCATGACTGCTCGTGATGAAATGACTGCTAATACACCTGATGCGTTGTATACTGGACTCGCATCTACTGAAATACTAAAAAGGTGTATGCCAGATTTAAAAAATCCACACCTTATGCCAATGCTAGACGTGCAGTTTTGTTTGGCATCAGTAAGGCTTGCAAGTTACGGAAATAAAATTACTTTTAATACTAAATGTCCTAAATGTTCTACAGAAAGTTCTTATGAGTTAGAACTACAAAAACTTATTGATCATTTTAAAAATATTGAATTTAAAGACAGTGTAGTAGTTGATCAAATTGAAGCTATTCTAAGGCCGCTTACATTTAAAGAGCATAGTGAGTTAGCACGTAGAAACTTTATTATAACACGTCAAATGATTATTCAAGGTCCAAAAATTACTGATGAAGAAGAAAAAGGAAAAGTTTTCCAAGATAGTTATGATCAGTTAGCAAAAATAAGAGTAGAAGCTGTATCAAAACAAATTGAAAAAATTGTTATTGACGGAGAAGAAGAAACTAATCATAATTTAATAGTGCAATGGTTACAAGATAACGACAAAGAGTATTATAAAGCTATAGAAGAAGTTATTATTGCTAATCAAAAAGCAATGGATATACCATCAATGAATGTTGAGTGTACAAACGAAGAATGTAAAGCTGAATTTGAGTTACCTATGGATTTGGACTACTCAAATTTTTTCGTCAAACACTTATGAACACCCCGGATTCTGAGTTAGAATCTTATACATCAAAATTAGACAACGAAGTTAAAAGACTCAAATATGAGGTATACAAGATCACTTGGTTTATGCGAGGTGGCGTAGATGCTCATAGGCTTATGTACGAAACCGATATAACTGATATAGATATTCTTGGTAAAATTATTAAAGAAAATATTGAAACAGCAAAAAATTCTAAAAATCCAGGACTAATCTGAAAATAAAGCGTCTAAGTTGACGTCATTTTTGTTACCTGAATTTCCACTACCTTGTCGTGACTTTGAACCTGATGAATTATTTTTAACATCATTTTGGTTGTTCATTTTATCTACACTTTTAGTATTCACATCGCCTGGAGCCAGTGCCTTTGGATCATCGTTCCATGTAATTGACGGAATGCTATTAGCAACATCATTCCAGTTAAGTTCGATAAATTTAAAAATTATACCCACTGTAGCATCAACAAAATTATAATAGAAAGATGTGATATTGATGGCGCTAAAAGGTTCATCAAATGATCTATCAACAAACTCAGCTGACATTTGTCCAGCTAGTTTGTCCATCCATGGTGCTTTTGATAATAATGTTGTTGTTGCTCCCCCTATAAATCCTACTATTAATGCAATACTGTATCCACTTTTAACAAAAATGTCAGCCATTCTTCCTGCAGGAAGCCAAGCAAGTAACGTTCTTACTAGTTTGCCCCCGTACTTTTTCTTTTTTTGCAGAGACCCAAGAAATCCAAAAAGAGCCGCAAGTGATATTCCTGCAAGTGATACTGCAAATGCTGATTTTAATAATTCTTTAAGTTGACGCATGTCATTGTCATATTCTTTAACAGTGTATTCTTGATTTATATTTGAGTGACTATACCCATCTGTAAGTTGTCTTTGGTATAATGCTTTAAGAGTTACAGCAGTATACATCATATAAGCTGGAGCAATTAAATTCAATGCAGTAATCATTCCTGTTTTTTTGCTGATTACTGCCTCTTTTGCATATTTTCGAATTTCACTGTAACTTTTTTTAATATTTTTAACTTTGTCTTTGTCGCTTTGTTTTTCATAATCATCAGCGTTTAATGATGACATTTTTTTCATTTCATCTTCAAATGCCATATCAAGACTACTATATCTTTGTTTGTCAGTTGGTAGAGCTTTGAATGAAGTTGACTTCTCAAGTCTTTGTTGATATTTTGCACTTTTCCAAACAGCCTTTTGCAAATCTATTTCGTCAACATTGTCAAAGATAATCCAGCGACCCATATTAGTAGCTTTAGTTGCTTTTTGCCAAGCAGGTCCACCTTGTTTTACAACTGCACGTTTAACAGCTTCAGTTTGGACTTTGGCCCCACGTTTTTTAAGTTCTGCTCTTTTATTTTCATCGTACTTTTTTCTGTTTCCATTCTCGTCAATAAAGTCCGATTTATCATATGGCCAATATGATTGCTTTGGTATTTCTTGATCAAAGTTAAATGATTGTTGTCCTTTAGTTTGAGGTACATTTTTTATTGGTATAGCAATTTGTTTGCCGTTTTTGTCAACTTCTAACCACTGATTACGCAATGTACCGTCAGACTCGAAAGTACTACCGCCTACAAATTTAAAATATTTCCCACCATCGCCTACTCGAATTATCCCACCTTTAGGAAAATTTCCGTACTCGGGTGTAAAATTAATTGCATTTAAAATCCGAGTTACTTGGTTTGCTACTTCATTAGCAGCTTTTGCGCCAAGATAACCTGCGCCAAGGCCAATGGCAAATTTTGCAGCTATAGGAACAAGAGCTAGAAACGCAATTTCGTCTAGGCGTTGTTTTTGCGGTTCAAAACTAATGACTTCGTGTATTTGCATAGATAAATCCTTTAACTGATAGTATTTATGCTCTCTAAAGGAAATTAAATATTCTATTAGGAAACACTATGGTTATAAAATATAAGATTATCAGAATGTCTGATAAACAACAAGTTGATGTTCTTAATAGTTTAGAAGAAGTAGAACAATATATTGCACATATGCAAGATCAGCAACCTTATGAACATTTTGAAGTAGAAACAATTAATGTTAGTTCAGTTAAACCTGGATTTGGACGTGATCCTGATTTACATTAAATGAGTTAACTTCGTTAACTCAAGTTTTCGCTTACGCTCAAACTATTACTTCGTTTTGATTTAAGCAGTAGATATGAATTAAAGCATTATTACGAAGTAATAATGTAATTGCTTTATGTAGATTGTTTCAGTCAGACGGAACCTAATCGCTGGTTCCATCTAATCTTGACTTTATGTGAGTCCGTCACAGCCGAGACTTGGAAGTAGGTAATTGTTTATACACTTAGTTCAATGGGCTCTGACCTTTCCCAACCTACGTCGACATTACGAAAAAATTTGCAAAACCGCTTTACCGCTTCGCGGATTTCTTCGCTATCCCCCGCTTCGTTCCTAGTGCTAAGGGTTTTTATGAACTATGTTGTGTTTTTCAGCTGGCAACATTCAACTTATATCAACTAGTAAGCCCAATTTGTTTGATGGCTTCCACACTCTGGTGTGTCAATCAATATGTACGTGTCCTATATTCCTATAGGCTTTTCCACAGCGGGATTATAAACCGGCCCGCTAACCTTAAGTGTTGCTTGGTTTGCCTTTAAGTGCTTCTCTTAGAACTTTTGATCCACCAACTCTAACATTGATAATACCGTTGTAGTATTCATCTGTTTCAAGTACACGTCTTTCAAATTGTTCTCTTGCCTCAAGATATGACATTTCACCTCTACCAGTGCAGTAGTATAATACTTCTCTAGTAAATTTGTCTTTGCCTATTTCGGCAACGTCTGCGTTTAACTTATCACTAGATCCCCAGTAATCTCGCCAATCGCTTTCCTTAGTGCCGCGTCTTTTATTTTTTTTGCCTTTGAGTGGTGGCTTTGTGGTCTTAAATTTTGCTAATTTTTTGCCTACATACTTTTTATTATTAGTAGTATTTGTGATCAAGTAAACAAATCCTTCGCAATCCGAAGGAAGCTCTTTAATAATTTTGCCTTTATATGTCCACTCCATCTAGGTACTTACCTAGTACTAAATGGAATCGTCTTCGTTTTGGTTTTCGCCTTTAATTTCTATATGTTTTTTGTGTATTTCTTCCATTCTTTCCTTTGCTAGTGTTCGTATTTCTCTTAACCAACGTCTACTAGTTCTATGTGTTCTCACTGAAAGCCTTTGTTCAAACTTTTCATTAGCTTTAAAGTATTCTAAGTATGCGTTAACTAGTTTGTCGTGTGTATCGTCCATCATTCTACTACATCAATATCGTTCTCATAACTTGTGAAACCATTTTCTTTGTAAACTTTCAATACATGGTTTACCCTACCAATTAGTTCATCCTTATGACTAATTAAGAAGATATTCTTTTCACGCTCTCGACCCATCTTTTTAAGAACAGCAAGTGATCCTTCAACTCCTGCTGTGTCCATACCGCTATCAATAAGCTCATCTATGAATAACAAGTTAATGTTTTGATATAAACTTTCCCAAACATCTCTAAACGCAAACGACAAACCTAATATAAGTCTGTTACGCTCACCTCTTGACAAGTTATCAAAGTCTAAGTCTTGTCCTAGTTGTGTAATTTCTACATTTAGATCATTTTGAAATTGTACTTGGTGCGGGAGTCCTAGTTTATCTAAGTAATATGTTAACCTATTGTTAAGATATGCCAAGTTTTGATCAATAATCTTCTTACGAATAAAGCTATCTTTATTTGTTAACAGTTTTAATAAAAATTCTTGATGATCTTTAAAACTAGTAAGCTCGTTTACACTGTCCCACTTAATTTCCTGAAGTGCTTCTTGTTCTAGTTTATTAATTTGTTCCTCATAAGGATCAACTTCTTCTTTTTTGTTCCCCCAGGCCTGTTTTAACTTGTCAACATTGCTTCTATGATCGTATGCTTCTTTTGCAGTTTCATAAAATGTTGTAGGCTTCCCGTTGATATCTCCTATCTTTTCAAGACCCTTAGTAACCTCTACAAGTTTATTGGATATCTCTTTTTGATATGCAACAGCATCTTCAAGTTCTTTAGTTTTACGTTCTGCAATCTCAACTTTTTTATCAGCTTGTAGCTCTTGTCCGCAAGTATAACACTTAGCATCATCTAAATCTTCGATATCTTTAGACGCTTTTTCTACGCTGTTGTCAGCACGTACTAATGCTGGCTCCAATGTGCCTAATTCTTTTCTAAGAGCCAAAATAGAGTTATTACGCTCAGTCCAATTTTGAAGTTTTTCGTGAGCTTCTAGCTCTCTTTCAATGTCTAAATGCTCTAACTCGTCAATGGCTTCTTTTAATTTTAAAACATCGTTAGTACGTTTTGAAAGCCATGCTTTTTGTGTACCCTTAAGATCAGTAATTGTAGACTGAATCTTTTCGTTTGCATTTTGCATAGCATTTATTTTAACAGTTTCTTCAGTAATAGCATCCTTTGTGCTTTTAACCTGCTCTTTTAAGTTAAGTGCTTTTTCACTAAGAATAGTAATACCAAGAAGTTGTTCGATAATTGCTCTTTGATCATTAACTCGCATACTTAAAAACGGTTCAGAGTATGTATTCAGTGCAACAACGTGTTTGAACATGTCGTGACTCATATTCAACAGGTCTTTTACAGACTCTTGTGTTTTACGACTGTCGCCCTGCGACTCGTCTATCATTTCTTGTTCTTGGCCGTTAATAAAAAACTTCATCACATTAGGAGACCTTCCACGTTCAATACGGTAATCAACGCCGTTTTTTTCAAAATGCAATGTTACTAACATACCTTTGCTGTTAGTTTTATTAATTAAGTTGTTTGCTCTAATATTTGTAAGTGCTTTCCCGTATAATGCATAAGATAAAGCATTAATAATAGTAGTCTTGCCCGTACCATTACGTGATCCGCTGTCGTCACCACCTTGGTCAATGTTCTCTCCAAGCACTAGTGTTAACTGTTGCTTATTAAAGTCAACAGCCTGGGTTTGATTGCCCACACTCATAAAATTTTTAACGGTTAAATCTTTTAATTTTATCATTTAATTAACACTCTTTATAGATATCTAATAGCATTTTTTTATCGTAAGTATCACTGTCAATAGCACTTATTTCTTTTGACACTATTTCGTCAACACTTTCAAAGGTTGAAATATCTAATTCAGTATCAATTTCGTCAATGGTTTGTTGTGGAATGAGTGTAATTTCTCGGCATTTAAAATCTTTAAAAAATGTTTCTTTGATAAAACTTGCTTCTTCAAAACTAATTGGCAAGTCTAATGTAACTCTTAGATACATTTTTGCTTTCATTACTTCGTCAGTTTTATCTAATAAATGACTTAGTTTAATTGTTCTGTATTTTGGACAATTACCCCAATTGAGATATTCAGGTTCTTTGTTATTTTCTCGATCGAGAATCATCATGCCACGCTCATCATCCCATGCATCTGCATAGTTGTGTGGAAACGAATTGCCAATGTAGTGTATTTTACCTTTAACTTGACGTTTGTGAAAATGTCCACTAAAAACATATTCTTGATTTTCAAAATGCTCTGCTCTTAAGTCCCCGTGCTCAGGCATCTGCACCATTGCATTCATATAGAAGTGTGGCAACTCAAAATGACCAAACATATATTTGGCTTTACATTTTTGTATCTTTTTCCATTCATCACCAACTAGCCACGGGACTAGTGCAACATCTTCTTCTTCATATATTTCGTCAACAATAGTAATACCCGGAATATGTTTTCCAAATATAGTAGATGTTACATCTCGCTTGTCTTTATAATATAGATCATGATTACCTACAAACATATAAAACTTATCAAATGCTTGACCTAACTTTTCTAAGCTACGAATTGTAGCATCCATAGTAGTTAGATTAAGACTGTTCCTATTATGATGCCAATCACCACAGAAAATACCAGTCTCACATCCGTTAGCTTTGGCTTGTTCGATAAACCAATCAACAAATTCTTCACAATCATCATTGTGAACCTTACTATTGCTTTTCAGTCCATAATGGATGTCTGTAAAAACAGCTGCTTTCTTAAACAAATTAAAATCCTTATTTTATACTGTTAAAGTATATACTAAAAATGTACATGTGTCAACCACAATGTGATTATTTTAAGTTTTCTTCTGCTCGTTTTTTAGCAGCTTCAAATTCGCCTTGACTTTGACGAGTATAACTTGGATTCATATGGTTCATTTCTAAGATATCGTCTCTAATGTTTTGATTTCGCTTCTCAATGTTAATAACTCTAACAAAACTATTAGTTACAGCCGCAGTATAGTAAGCAAATGGATTTTGTGACTTAGATTCGTCAAATTGTAAGCCAATTTGTGCTAGTTGTAGTATTGCCTGGCCACGCATTTCGTCATTGTATGTGTATCCGCGAACATTACCACGTGTAGCGTACCTATCGCATAATTTCATCCACATCATAGCAAGTTTATTTGTTGCTGTACCTGCTTTTTTGTCAAAGTATCCGTTTTCCATACCACCAACCCAATGGCTTTTGCCTACACAAATTAATTCTCCAGCATCGTTGAACTTATAATGTTGAAAAGGAGGAAAATTTAATTTTTCTTTAGTATCGGCCACTGTTTTTGGGTTCTTCTTACGTCCTGGTTCTTCAGGTATATGGTCAAACGTCATGATTCTAAAAATTAGTTCTTCTTTTGTAATCTTTTTATAATCAACAAAACACTCTGCTTGTTTTACTTTCATACCTGCAGCCTTTTTTGCATCATAGTCCGTAACTTGCAACCTTTTTGCTTTATTTCTTTTTGCTTCAGCTATTGTTCTAATGTTAATTTTATCAACATCTGGCAATATAATGTCAAATTGATGGTATTCAGGGTCAGTATAACTACAAAAACTACTTTTTGACTTGTGTATCTCTTTAAGTATGTCTTTGTTGTTAAGATAATTTACTCTTTTCATCGTTTCTCCTAGGTTTATGTTCTATTATAATATACTCTGATAATTTTGTCAACTAAATACTTTATATAAAAGGAGATAATTTTGCCAACAGTCTTTAAAAACGGAATAGTGTCACGAAATGGAGTAAACCAAGGTGTTTCATCTAGTCCACGAGCAGATGTTCCTGGTAAACCCAACGGAAGTATTGCTGCTTCTTCAGTAAACAACTTTTTAGGCTCAGCAATGAAAGTCGGTGACGGTCTTACTGGTGGTGCAATTACTCGTGCTAAAGACAATATACAGAGTTTTGTTAGTGATACAGGTTTTGGTAAAGCTCTGAGAGCAGTAAATCTTTTAACTGGGGCCAATCCGCTATCTCCAAAATTTTCAGATGCTAATTGGGGAAGTTCAAACGATAACGACTGGCGTGTTAAACTATCTATGCCAGCAACGTTTGCAGGAAGTCCGCTTTTGTTACCTCTTGCTGAAACCAATGGTTTTGTTTTTCCTTATACGCCCCAAATTGTAATTGAGCAAAGTGCTAACTATAACACAATGCAACCTGTACATAGTAATTATCCTTTTTTTGCATATCAGAACTCACAAGTGAACGCAATGACTATAGTTGGAGACTTTTATATAGAAAATGCAAAAGAAGCAGAATATTGGGTTGCAGCAGTACACTACTTAAGAAGTGTTACTAAAATGGCATATGGTGAAAATACTGCAAACCAAGGAACACCGCCTCCAATAGTACAACTAAACGGTTACGGAGATTATGTATTTAAGAATGTTCCAGTCGCAGTACAAATGTTTACAGTTGAATTACCAAACGATGTAGATTATATTAAGTGTCAAATTGGACCCAACGGAACATGGGCACCAACAAGATGTACAATATCCGTTGTAGTACAACCAATTTACAGTAGATCAACTGTTGGTAAATTTAAGTTAGATAAATTTGTACGCGGTGATTATCTAATAGACGAAAAAGGATTTTTATAATGGCAAACTATAATGCAGACAGTCCATGGTTTAGCACAACGTTTGTAAATGATCAGTATCTAGATATTTTAACTATACGTCCGGTCCCTGCAGAATCAGATGACATTGTTTATACAATTGAACCACAATACACATACCGACCAGATCTACTAGCATATGATTTATATGACAATCAAAAATTATGGTGGGTGTTTGCACAAAGAAATTTAAGTATACTTAAAGACCCAGTATATGACTTTGTAGCAGGCACAGAAATATATTTGCCTAAAGGTGAAAGTCTTGCAGAATTATTAGGATATTAAAATGAATCCTAATATTCAAAACATTGCTGAAAGAAAAAATGCAGTTGGCGATATATCTGTAGAAGCTAAAAAAACAGCCACAACTTTAGCTAATTCTTCAAACATTGATATTAACGGAGTAGCGTCAGCAGTTGAAGGCGGCGTAAAAGATTTAGTAAATGCAGTAGCATCACCGTTAACAAGTGCCTTAGGAAAAATTAACAGTCAAGTTGAAGCTGCACTAAACACAAGTTTAGGTGGAGTAATTAGTAGTTTTCAAGGGTTCCCTCCTTGGCCAAATACATTAGAAAAATTTGCAAGTTATAATTATAATTTCACTTTAGGATGCCTAACTGATGATGAAATAAATAATCCTGACAAAACATACAGAGTAAAAGGACCAAGTGTTGTAATTTTAAAAAGTG